CACGAAAAAGAACTCAAGATAATAAGAAAACGCAGGGCTAATTTTAAAAAAACAATGAAGTTGATTGGGACTGTAGTGTTTGCTTGGGTTTGTTTTATGGTTTTCTTAGTAGCAGGAATATGGATGTACCGGCAGGGTGACTAATGTTAATGGCTTTTTTGCTGGTTGTAGTTGTCGATGGAGAAATAGTTACTACAGACGAAATGTTGTTTAAGGACATTTACAGGTGCAACAGATTTGCTAACGCTGTAGAACGAGGAGAGTCAGCATCTGATAGACAGCCTTATAAATGGCAAGAGAACATATCGGCATACTGCCTTCCCAGGATGGTTGACAAAGATACAGAATTATTTGAATAAGGAGCTTTATGAAATACTTACTTTTAATTAGCTTAGTTATGCTATCTGGCTGCTCATCTATTCAAATATGTGGTGAACGCACTTATGAGTTTGAAGTCCCATCAACCATTCCTTTTATCAGTGGAGCTTTTAAAATAAAACGTAGCTCAGACCATGTGGATTGTCAGAGAGATCCTGACGATAGGGCTGTTAAGAATGACTAGCCACCAAGAGTTAAGTGTTTTATGCGGTCAGGTATACCGTAAATCTACGTTTGAAGAAGCAAACATAGAGACTCTTGTTGCTGAAGGCGATGACGGAGCAACTGTCTTTGTTTTCAGAGGCACAGATGAGCCTAAAGACGCGCTTAGAGACATGAGAATACTGCCTCTCTGGACTAGAGAGTTAGGTTGGTGTCCCGCAGGATTCTTGAAAGCATCCAGGCGGTTAGTCAATAAGGTTACTTCTACTTGCCTAGAGCAAGATATTGACCACAAGAACATAGAGTTGTCAGGCCACAGCCTGGGTGGAGCAGTAGCGTTAATTGTTGGTGCGCTAATGACTAGGGACGAGATTCCACCTTCTCAGATAGTAACCTTTGGTGCGCCTCGCTGCGGTAGGCTAAAGATACTCGACAATGTTAGCGTTACTCAATACAGAAACGGCAAAGATATTGTCCCACTGGTTCCTCCTTTGATGCGTAGGCACAACAAGCTAGTAGAGATAGGGGAGCCAAAGAGCTTAATTAAAGACCACTTTGTGCTGAATTACGTCAAAATGGAAAAGCAGAATGAGTCCTAAGAAACTAGAACCAAATTCTAGTTATGATCGGTATGACACTGACGGTGATGGCATTGTCAGCGATGAGGAAATAGAGTCATCAGAAAGGCTCCAACAGCTAGAAGTTATGCATGAAAAGGCAGATGCACAAAGGAATATGTGCTGGTTAGCCTTGCTTGGAATGTTGCTATACCCCTCTTTAGTCGTAATATGTGGGATGATGGGTTTAGATAAAGCGGCTGATATACTAGGCGCAATGAGCAGTATCTACTATGTCAGTGTTGCAGGATTAGTGAGCGTTTGGTTCTCTACTCTTGCTTGGTCTAAAAAGAACGGGAATGGCAGCTAATGACTGTAGACGTTAAAGAGTTATACGAAGAGATTAGCAAAGACGAAGGAAAGGTTCTTCACGCTTATCTTTGTAGTGAGCTACACGCAACTGTCGGGATAGGTCACAAAATCCTAGACACTGATCCTGAGAAAGACTTAGAAATATTCGGTGTTAATTGGGAGCAGGTTCCTGATGACCAACGCATTTCAGAGCATAGGTGCTACGTTCTCTTCCAAGAAGACGTTCAGATAGCTATAAACGGCTGCATGGGCATCTACAATAACTGGGAAGACCTACCGCAAGAGATGCAGCATGTCCTTGTTAATATGTGTTTCCAGCTAGGGAAGAAAGGTCTAAGCAACTTCAAGAACATGAAAGCAGCAATAGAGGACAATAACTTTACTCTAGCAGCAGTAGAGATGATGGATTCCCGTTGGGCTGAAGACCAGACACCTCAGAGAGCTAAAAGACTTGCAGACAGGGTAGTGTCTGTTTCTAAGAAGGAGTCTTTATAATGGCCGCTGATCCTTTAGGCATAAAAACAGGTTCTCGTAATTGGCAAGATTGGTCAGACAACACAGGGCTTTATCCAGCAGGGCTGTTTGATTTTAATAGCGAAAATTTAGAATTATTAATTTTACAACGAGCTATTCAAGATGCTTTAAATGCAGACAACGCTTCTGACGCTGCTGATATTCTTGAGCCAGTAGTAGGAGACATTAGCAAAGAACAAATAGAAGACGCTTTAACTGCTGAAGGAGGTGCTTTTGAAGGCGATCTTAGCGTTATAGACCCAGATTTAACTGATGGAGATGTTGATTTTTCTCCTGAAGAAGCTCCTGAACCTGTATGGCCTGAACCAGGCTCTAGGCATCCAGAGACAGGAGAGACACAAGAAGAAATAAGCGCAAGGTGGAAAAGAGAAGAAGCTGCAAAAGCAGAAGATCCTCCTCCAGAAGAAACACCTCCAGAAGAGCTTCCTCCAGAAGAGCTTCCGCCAGAAGATGCACCTCCAGAAGATCCTCCCCCGTCAGAAGAGCCTCTTCCAGAAAATCCTCCGCTAGAAGAGTTGCCTCCTCCTAGCTCTGTTGCTGATGACTACTTGTCTTCTGTGCAGAATTCGTTTGCAGCAATGAGCGAAGAAGATCAAGCGGGGATATTTAAAAGCACCTCTACTGGAACGCCTATAGAGCAAGCTCTTTACGACCAATTGTTAGGCAGCGTATTCGCAAAAGGGGGCATAGGTTTTGAGATTGATCCTAATGACGGAACTAGTCTTCTTGCTACTCTCCCTGTAGGTATACCGTCTATTGGCGGCCCTATGAGGATTAAAATTCTCAACGAAGACGGAAGCTTAGTGCCGCTGCCCGATGTATTAGGAGAAGCTAAAAATAAAGTAGCTCAAGCAGGTAAAGACATTCTTGCTATCCCAGGACAAATTCTTGACGAAGCTAGAGGAGTCTTGGGTAATCTAGAGGATCTTGGCGGAGTAGTAGCAGGAACATCAAATAAAACACTGACAGAAGTGCTTGGAGAAATATTCTCTGGCGTTCTTGTTGAAGGATCTGACACTCTTCCTAAAACTGGATGGATGGGTCAAGGCATTTTAGGAGATATATACGATATCTTTTTGAAAGAAGTAGATGATTGGAAGTCAGGAGGAGATCCTAGTAAGTTTGGTGGAGATCCCTTCCCTGTAGCTTCTGTTGATGATGGATTACCTAAAGGCGAGCTGCCAGATGCTCCTCCTTCAGATGCTCCACCTCCAGAAGATCTTTTTGGAGATGAGTTAGATCCTGACCCTGATCTTACCTCTGATCCTGATCTTACCCCTGAACCTGAACCAGAACTAGAACCTGAACCAGAACCAGAGCTTGAACAAGAACTAGAGCTTGAACCAGAGCTTGAACCAGAACTAGAGCCAGAGTTAGAGCCAGAGTTAGAGCCAGAGTTAGAGCCTGAACTTGAGCCTGAACTTGAGCCTAAAGATAAAGACCCAGACCCAAGTGAAGACCCAGTAATAATTGAAACTACGCCCCCTCCTGAAACTTTATTTGGAGATGAAGGAGAAACTGTAGATGATCCGCCAGAAGAAAGCGGTGGTGGCGGCGGTGGCGGTGGTGGTGCTGGAGGTATGTTTGAACCATACTCAGGCTCAATTAACTATGGATTGCCACAGTTTCAAGCAGTACCTTATAATTTAAAGAAGGATTACAACGCCTCTCTTGACCGCATTATGCAAGAAAGCCTGTTTGGTAACTTCAGCTAGGCTTAAATAATTATTTTAAAGGAATGATCTAATGACGTATTTAGATTTAGTAAACAACGTATTGAGAAGACTGCGAGAGACAGAGGTATCTACTGTTCCTGCTAATTCGTACAGCAAGCTAATTGGTGATCTGGTTAATGATGCTAAAGACCTTGTAGAGAATGCATGGGATTGGTCTGCATTAAGGACGTTGATTACGATTACAACGTCTTCTGGTGACCATACTTATCCTTTGACAGGCTCTCAGCACAAGATTAAAGAGTTTTTAGTTATTAACGATACGTCAAACCTAACAATGGAGTATAAGTCAAACAATTGGTTTGAAGAGCAGTTCTTATTACAAACGCCTTTGAGTGGATCACCGCAATACTACACTTACAACGGTGCTGACTCTAACGGAGACATGATACTAGAGGTCTATCCAAAGCCTGATGGGGTTTACTCAATAAAGTTTAAAGCAGCAAAGCGTAATGCAGCCTTAAGCGGTGACACAGATGTCTTAAAGATACCGGAAGTTCCTGTCCTACATCTTGCCGTAGCTTTTGCTTCCAGAGAGCGTGGAGAAACCGGAGGTACTTCTACTCCTGAATACTTCCAAATGGCTAACAAGTATCTGTCTGATGCAATAGCTTTAGACGCTGCTAGACATCCAGAAGAAACAAT